GGCTACAACTAAGTTTGGCGGCCATCCGCCTGAGTTTTGGGCGAAGCAATTAACAGAAAAAATAGTGGGTTTTTCAGACGATAATGAAGAACATGTAAAAGCACAGGCTAGGGCCTACCAAGATTTAATTTACCAAGTATGTTTGATATATATTAAAAATGCTTTAAAATCTTATAAGGCTACCTTAATACAAGATTTATCTAGTGGGGGTAGCGAAGATTTAGCAAAAATAATAAAAGGTATTTAATATGGCAATTACATCTACTCTTACAACAAGCTTTAAAGTAGAGCTTTTGACAGGAACACATAACTTTACTAATTCTAGTGGTAACAGCTTTAAACTGGCTTTATATACAAGTTCAGCTACCTTAGGTGCTACTACTACTGCTTTTACTACAACTGGTCAAGCAAGTGGTACTAACTATACTTCAGGCGGAGCTGCATTAACTAATGTAACGCCGTCAGCTACTGGTACTACTGCAGTAACGGATTTTTCTGATTTAACATTTAGTACAGCAACGATTACAGCTAGAGGCTGTATGATTTACAACGATACTAATAGTGATAAATCAGTAGCAACCATTGACTTTGGTGGAGATAAAACTTCTACTGCAGGTGATTTTACTATTGTATTTCCTGCTAAGGCAGCAGCCACAGCTATTATTAGAATAGCTTAGAAGATGAAACATGCCGTTTGCAAAGTTTCAATTTAAAGCAGGAATAGACAGAGAAGGAACCAGTTACACTAATGCGGGTGGTTGGTTTGATGCTTCTCTTGTCAGATTTCGTAAAGGCTTTGTAGAAAAAATAGGCGGTTGGACAAAACAAACCGCTACATCATTTTTAGGTACATGTCGTAACCTATTTCCATGGATATCATTAGAAGGTAATAAATACTTATATATCGGCACGCATTTAAAAGCATACATACTTGAAGGCACAAGCTTAAACGACATAACTCCCATAAGAGCAACAACAACCAATGGTGTAACTTTTGCTGCCACAAATGGCTCTGCAACTATTACAGCAACAGATTCTACTCACGGAGTTGTGGTTAATGACTTTGTTACTTTTAGTGGTGCAGTAAGTCTTGGTGGCAATATCACTGCAACCGTTTTAAACAAAGAGTATCAAGTCGTGTCAGTACCAAGTGCAAATACATTTACGTTTACAGCAACTGCTACAGCAAATGGTAGTGATACAGGAAATGGCGGCTCAGGAGTTGATGCAGCTTACCAATTAACTGTAGGTTTGGACGTATTTATACAATCTACAGGATATGGTTCAGGTACTTGGAGTCAAGGTGCTTTTGGTGCCTCTACTAGCTTAAGCTTTGCTAACCAATTAAGATTATGGTCATCAGATAACTTTGGTGAAGATTTAATATTGCATCCTAGGGGTGGCAGTATTTATTATTGGGATGAGTCCAACGGCACTACTACAAGAGCTGTAGATATCACTACGCTTTCCGGTGCAAACTTATCACCTACAGTTGGATTACAAACCATAGTAAGTGATACGGACAGGCACGTTATTGTATTAGGCGCAGACCCAGTATCAGGTGGTGCAAGAACAGGGGTTGTTGACCCTATGAACATAGCTTTCTCAGACCAAGAAAGTATTACTGAATGGGAGCCAAAAACTACAAATACAGCAGGTTCTCTAAGATTATCTTCAGGTAGTGAAATCAGAGGTGGCTTAAGAGCAAGACAAGAAACATTAATATGGACTGATACTTCTATGTACAGTATGCAGTTTGTTGGACCACCATTAACTTTTGCAGTTAATTTAATTAATGAAGGCACAGGTATGATTGGACCTAATGCTGCTATCAACTCTCCTAATGGAGTCTTTTGGATGGGCGATGATGGTTTCTATTCTTACAACGGTGCAGTTCAAAAACTACCTTGCAGTGTATTAAGTTATGTTCAAGAAGATTTAGATTTGGGTCAAGCATTTAAAGTCTTTGCACTATTAAACAAAGAGTTTAATGAAGTGTGGTGGTTCTATCCTGCAGAAAGTGATGGCACTGAAGAGGTATCAAGATATGTTATATACAACTATTTAGAAGGCGTTTGGTCTATAGGTCAGTTGGTTAGAACTGCTTGGGTTGACCAAAATGTATTCGGTAAACCGTTAGCCACTGCTAATAATTATTTGTTTAACCAAGAAGACGGCGATGATGCAGACGGTTCACCTATGGATGGGGTCTTTATTGAAAGCTCAGACTTTGACTTGCAAGAGGGCAACAACTTTACATTTATCAGAAGAATCATGCCTGATGTAAAATTTTATGGCACTAATGTTGATACAGGTGTTCCACAAATTAATATGTTGCTTAAAACTAGAAACGCACCAAGCGAATCTTTAACAACTAAAGCAACCACAGACATATCAAATAACACCGACCAAGTGCATGTAAGAGCAAGAGGAAGACAGGCTGTATTAAGATTGCAAAGCGATGATGATGCTGCGGTTGGTAACAGAACAGGTTATAAGTGGAGATTAGGATATACAAGACTAGATATCCAACCTGACGGTAGAAGGTAATGGCTAAATTATTACCAAGCAGGCTGCCCTTAGCAACGCAAGAGGTAACGCCTGAAGTTTTTAATAGATTGGTTAGAGTTTTAGAGATTAACCTAGGGCAATTTGACCCTAACAGCACGCCTAGGTTTAACGCTACAGAGTTATCAGAATTGAATTTTGTACAAGGCGATGTAATATGGAATACAACATATAACGTATTACAGGTGTATAACGGCAATGAATGGATTGATTTGACGTTATTTAACGAACAAGGATATGAGGCAACAGCTAGTTTAGGCTTTGTCTCTGTCATAACTGGTGGTAACATATCAGTAAATATTAGATAGGAAATTATTATGAAAGATTTAAAATCAAGAATAGAAAACCTTATAGGTCAAGTATCAAGTGGCACCGTAGGTGCTATGTCAGACAGAGATATGAAAATATTGAAACAAGCAATGTCTCCTAACATGAATGACAACGAACCTAGTTTTGGCGACAGGTCTCCTGAAGGCATGATGTTTTCAATAGAAAGTCAAATAGAAAATATGATGCGAGAGTACGAAATGGCTGTTAGANATGGAGATAATCAAAGGGCGCAAATGATTGCAAATCAAATTAACAAACTAGACGAAGAAAAAATAAAAATACAAAGCATGAAAGGCAATGTAATGCGAGCTATAGATGGTGGCGTACCTAGATTTGCAGAAGGCGGTGTGGCTGACTTGTCGCAACAAGAAGGTACGGCTGAGATAGAAATGTCTAAACAACAAGTCATGCAAGATATATTTATACCATTAGCTCAGGGAGATAGCCAAAGCGTTGGCTATGAGATGGAAGTTTATACTATATTAAATAATCCAATCGATTCAGAAGTATCTATGCAGGCACAACAAGTATTAGCACAAGTTTTAAGTCAAGACCCTGAGTTTGACATGGAGGACTTTCAAATGGCTATTTCTTTAGTAGCACCGCAATAAGATTGTTGGATGTTGGCGCAAACAGACATAGAACAAGAATACCAATTAAAAAATCTTTTACTTGGCTTTGCGTCAGACTGGTTTGTAGAAAAAGAAACACTGCAAAAAGCAAAAGAAACACTACCAATACTTAGCGATTTTTATAATGAAAGAGCAGAGTGTTTAGATAACCTGCCCTTAAACTCTATTATTAAAGAACCTTTGCCCGATGTACATACGGTGCCTTTGTTTAGCAAAGAGCTATGCAACCTGCTTGTTAATGAAATGCACAACATGACAGAGCATTTTGGTTTTGAACCTAATGAAGAAGAAGATGAGCTGCGACAAATACCTGAAATAGTCTTATACGACAAATGTCCACAGCTTTATCACTCATTAATGCAGGTGGTTGATTCGGTTATTAATCCAATATTATTAAGTATTTGGAATAGGCACGTTACTGGTGGTAATATACAGATAGCTAACTACAATTTAAAAGATAAAAAACAGGGAGCTTGGCATCACGATGCTAGTTCTGATATA